AGATGGTGACTCTGACGCTGATGGCGAGATAGACGCTGAAGGTGAAATACTTGGTGACTCACTAGCGCTTGGTGAGATAGATGGTGACTCTGACGCTGATGGCGAGATAGACGCTGATGGTGAAATCGATGCTGATGGCGTTACAACTACTTCAGATGGAGAAACAGATGAAGATGGTGAAATACTAGCACTAGGAGATATAGAAGGAGATGCACTCGCACTAGGCGATATAGATGCTGATGGTGATAATGACGCTGATGGTGAACGTGATAATGATACACTTGCTGATGGAGATAACGATGCTGATGGAGAAGGAGATGGAGATACACTAACATAAGACGGAGGTAAAGAATATGAACCTTCAATTATATACTCTAAAGCAATCGCACTAAGTTCATAAGTAGCACCACCAGCCTGACTATTTATTTCTATACCAGCTTCAGAAGCATCAAAATTAGCATTTGTCCAAGCAGCACCATTAATTTGATTCCAAACATAATGACTACCAGCACCATTTATATCTGTCCACCCAATAGCATCCCAAGAACCGCTGTAATCTCTAGTTCCACCTTGTAGAATATATGATTTAATATTTATACTTGTGCCACCAGCTCTTGAACCTGAACCTACCAATTGAACTGCAAGAGGTATATCAGTACCATCAGCATCAGCTATTGCATAACTCTGTTGGTCACCTGCTACATCTCCTATATCATCAGTAGTACTATCATCTGATGGTATGTCATCAACATCGTGCCAATCAGGGCTTGTACCAGAACCAGTATCAAAATCTCCGTCAGTACCATTGGCAGTAGGTAATTTATATACAGTAGCAACAGAACCTAAAGCAGTTGAAGTTGGAGCAATATCGTGATACTGCACTGCCATATTGTCAACCCAAAATGGGCCACCTTCAATTGGAAGTGTTTTACCAGCTTGACTACCAAAAACTATTTGTCCATTAGTAATTGCCGAATCACCATGACCTGCTACATCTATTGCTTTAACCCAAGCACCGCTTTTATATACCCATAAAACATCACGTGTGTTACCATCGTCAGTTATATCTACAAACCATAACATTGGATAGTTAGTATCTGGAGAAATATAACTAGTACCACTATTTCCTATATTATCGCCATCTTTATCATATATATAAATATCTTCGCTGGTATTTAAAACTAACTGTCTGGAAACATCATTACCTAAACCAGATTCACCAAGTTCACAAATAATTATATTATCATCAAAAACATCGGGAGTTTCTGTCCACCTAAAAGTGAACATTACTGATAAATGCCTTGGATTACCAGTTAAAGATGCGTAAAATCCATAAGTATCACCAGCACCATTTACAGGGTCAATTTCATACACATAAGTACCATGCATTGTGAATGAATATAAATCGTTGGAATCTACAACTAAATCATTTAGAGAAGTTCTTCTATAAGCACCACCATATTTACCGCCTTCACCACCACCAAACGGACCCCAAGCCATCTTATGCTCCTTTCGCTGCTACAAAGTTTGCAACAGTATCTCTGTCATCGCAGATATAAAAAATATAATTGGAAAAATCTTTAGTTCTCTCGTCTGACATTATTTCAACGTCATCACCATTAGTTTCATCACATTTAGCACTAGCACCTAATGATTTCAAATAAGTAGTTAAGTGGATTGCATACTTAGGTACTTGACCCCAAAGTTTCTTTTTACCAAGAGTAACCATATGGGTTCTTAATCGTAGTATGAGGGCATCAAAAGCAGGTACAAGAGCGTCATAACCTAACTCGGTATTACTAGCCCAAAGATAAATTCTATAATCAGCAGTAGGGTCAATAGGACATATCTGTTCTTTTAAAACGACACCAGATAGAGGTTTTTTATTCTTATCATACTCAACCATTACCTCAAACTTTTTATACCAAATGTCGGGGATATAGCTTAATCGTCTATGACGAATATCTTTTGTTGCTAGAAATCTGAAGTCGCTATAAACACTCATATCTACAGATTAGCGAATTAAACTACCTAAAGTCTATTGAAGAATGTCTTTAACTTTACCCCAATCGGGTATTTCATTAACTTCAGTCCAACCTTTAGTCCATCTTTGATTTCTGAACTGATCTTTGCTCCATCTGTTAGGAGTTAAAGTACCATCATGCCTAACATCTACATTTGGATATTTTGACTTAAAGTTTTCACTTGTGTACTTATTATCCCATTCAATCCTATTATGAGTTCCCGGCTCAAATCCCATATTATTCTCATATCTGCCCTTCGCTTCTACTTTAGCAATCCTCTCCTTATAATGCTTAACCAATTCTTCTCTATATCCACAAAGCCCTGAAACCTGTCTACATTCATCTACCCATAAAGCATAACCTTTTTCCCTGTTTAATTTCCATACGTTTATATTGTAGTAAAATACATCCTTCTTACTTGGAGTAAAGTCAAAATGTGAGCGGTGATATAAAGTATCATGCTCACAAAAGTACACTATCTCTGCATTACTGCGTTCTAACGCCGCTAAAATCTGTTTAAACATTGTTAGATACCCACGCTCAAGTTTTAAATGTATATTATTGCCCATATGCTCCATCGGTTTTAATGATGCACTTGATATACGCATACCTTTTTCTGCACTTATTTCCCGTAAGTTATGCTGAACTGCTTTCGCAATCTTTAATTCCAAGCGATTATCTGTATAAAAGATAATACCCTTTTTTGTAGGTACTTCATCCCATGAAGGTACAGGTGCAAACCTCTTAATTAACCATTCTAAAGGATATATAGCTTTATCCCATTTATTACCAATCCATAACTCTCTTGAGAATTTTCTTGCCCGTTCTACTTGTCTGCCAGATTGCGGATAAGGAAAACTAAAATCACCCCCTTGCGTTCTAAACATATGCGCATACCACGTTTTCTTATTTACCATTACTCGACCACCAGAAAGCCAAGTCTTACAAGCTACTTCCACGCCTTGCTGACCCCAGCTACCATGCGCTTCATCGCAAATATTAAGTTCCCAATACTTTTTCCTAGTCATCATAAAACAAGATCCCTGAAGTGACATTGTTTCTACTAAATCACCCTTCTGTCTTTTTTTAAGTTGATTGAAATATTGAAAATGCATAGTATTATCAAAATAATATGCCGTACTTTGAGGACTTGTTTTAGCAATCCAAACTACATCTTTTTCAGTTGGTTCACCACACTCTTTACAAACTCCAGATGGCCCTTGATATCTTTTATGTTTATTCTTACAAACCCAATCAAACACATGAAGATTACGCATTATTGGAACTACAGTCCAATCATCTTCCATATCTGCCATTAATTTAACATCAAATCCTTTATCAAAAGCACAATGAGCATCTATCTTCATTACATACTTAGAGTTTGATAATCTACATATAGCATTAGTGATAGCGCGCTGACCTATACTTTCGCCATATTTAACTACTTTTACTTTTGGATGATCCGGAATTGGCGACCATTCTCCATCTAAACCAACAATAATTTCGGTATCACCTTCTATATTTTCCAGAAGATCCTGAACAGTCCTTCCTACAAACTCCTCATTTCTACTAGGAATTAAAATACTTAAATCACTCATTTATATAATTTTGCTATATCTTTAGCTTTTCCCCAATAAGGAAGTTCGGCTACTCTTTCAGCGCCCATCTTTTTTTTAATACCTAAGTTTAAATACGCTAAAGCAGTTTCGTGTGAAAAAACAATATTAGGAACTGATGAGTTCCATTCTTCAAGTTTTCTTACTGTTACTCCTAATGTTCTATCAAGTCTACCGGGTTCACCGAACTGTGGCGGAAGGCTCTCATTATCTGGATACTTCGTAAATCGTTCTTCTAATGCTTCTATTAATAAATCTTTTGTACAGATTAAACTTGTCATACCGCGTCTATGCTTATAATTAAACAATGGCGGATCACTCCACGTGAAAATACCCCATTTTTTCATGTTGTAACCAAATGCATCATCTGGCGGTCTATATTCAGTAAAATGCTGTGGAGCATATAAAACATCATCTTCAGCCATCGCTACATACTTTGTTTTGGCTAATTTAGTACCAGTTAGAACTTGCTGATAAATATTAAAAGTATTACGCCCAATATCACCAACACAAATATTTTGACCAAAATCCATTGGTTTTTGAGATACACTAATAATTGGAATATCACCAATTGCTTTTACTAATTGTTTCCTAACATTTTTAGCAAAATACTCACTTATATAATTTGCTGTATAAAAAATAATTGTTAAATCATTCACCTATAAACTCTTTCCATCTTTCATATTTCTTTTTATACACTTTAAAATATGGATGTTCACGATCACCTTGCCAAAATGTTTCATTCAACCTAATACCTAATGCTTCATTTTCTAAGTTATTAAATACATTAGATGCTCTTTCATGCCTTACTGTAGCGTAACCTGTAACTACTGCCCATCCTTTTCTATCTATTACCCGTTTTGATACTATTCCGGTGAAAATATCATCAAATCTCTTAACTCCTAACGCCCACGGAGCATGATAGATATATGGGATCATTTTGCGCTTAAAAGCAAGATTCATACTACACATTGGATAATAAATACCTCTAGGGATTACACCTTTATAGAACTCTATTGGTTGTCTTGAACCTTTTACAAGTTGAGTAGGTGCATCCCAATCTGCAACACCTGTCCACACGCCATGAGATAACACTACTTCAGCTTCATCACGTACATTATATGGGAATCCTCTTGTATATTTATTCGCCGTTGACATCCAACTTACAGGAACTCGCTGATCTAAAGCGTCTAAATGATCTTGTATAGTATCACCTACCGGAACTTCATCGTCATCTAAAGTAATAATTACATCTACATCTGGAAGTTTCTTGGCTACATAAGCAAAGCCTAAATTTCGTATTCCTGCGTTAAAATTAAATAAAACACCTACATATTTACCCATTATTTCTTTTGCGGTATATCCGTTTACAGTAGGATTTTTCCCATCAAATACAGTTACTAATTTCACGTGGTGCTTATCAAATAATAATTTCCACGCTTCTAGGAAAGTTTTGAAAGATTTTGGTCTAATTGTTGGTATTACTATTGCTACTTTCATTTATGTCTATATATTAATGATAAATAACCAATCTTATACTGGTTTTCATTGATAACATTTACTTTTGCTCCTACTTTCCAAAAAGCATAAGGTTGTGCCAATTGATCTACTGTGTAGTATCTTGATTGATGACACCACCATAACTTCATCGCTTCTTGAGTTTTCGCACTATTTTTATAAATGAAAGCAGTCGATGTATATAATTTGTCATCTACATACTTTTTATCTTTCATAATTTCACGATATTGTTCTTTATGAAGTCCATTCTTATATCTAGGAACTATATATTTCTGGTTCTCTTTCAGCTTTAATTCAATAAAGTCTGTTTCCGCCTTTATCGTCTTTCTCCACGGATGTTTAAAGAAAGCGGCATCTGCATCACCTAATTGCTTTAAATACCACCTAACGCAGTCTGAACGCCTTAGAGAGCATGATGCATCGAACCATATGTAAATATCGTATCGTGGAAACATTTGCCAGCCAAATAGCTTTGGTATCCTATATTGGAATCTTGGAGTTAATCCGGTAATTGGGGGGAAATTTTCATCAGTGAATCTGTGAAAATCTACTTGAATATCATCATCTACATCTTGAAATACTGGATCTACTGCTTTATCAAATCCACCTAAGTTAGCTGATAGTATTGCTACTTTCATTTTATTTTACCCACATAAAGTTTCGATTATTATCTCTTGCCCTGTCATCCTTTGCTCTTGCACCTAAAACAAACCACGGCTTAATTTCGTGAACATGAGTAAAAGTAGTAACCGCTTCAACTACATGCATCCTTGAAGGTTTTGTGTGTATTCTATAATCATCACCACACATAATTCCGCCCTTTTTTAATTTCTTAGACCATTCAGTTAAATCATTAATTACATTCTGTAAGTCGTGATTACCATCTATATAAACAAAATCAAGTGATTCATCTTTAAAATCTTTAACCGCATCCATACTATATTTTCTAATAAGATTACAATCATAAGGTTCAAGGCGCTTCTTTGCTTCTTGGTAATTACTTTCCATCGACTTCACAAAATCCATATATCCTCTATAGCTTTTCCATACATCTATACAATGGAGTTTTAATCCGGGGTTAGCTTTACATAAAATCTCTGAATATAGACCTCGCTCAACTCCAACTTCAGCACCTTCTTTAAACTCTAATTCATGAAACAACTCTGCCATACCTGCTCTATCAAAATCAGCTATAGCAATAGGTCGTTTAGCGGTAAACTTACCACCTATATTAAATCTAAGTATTATGTAATCAAGTGTATTCATATGCTATATCCTTTACTTTCATTCTCGCACCAGTAATATTCATCTCACAACTCCAGTCCGGAATCATCTCCATCCAATGTAAAAACTCCTCTTTATCACAAATATAACGATAAACATCTTGAATTACTGCATTTTTATTATCCTGAAGATAATTTATTAGAGTATGAGGATTAATTCCCCAAGTTATATTGCCAAGTCTAATAATCGTATAGCGGTTAAAGTTGGTTCTAACAAGTTTTTCCATAAGTTTTTTATGTTGTACATATCTAGTATTGCTATAAAAAACTGCTAATGTACTAAAATAAACAATATGTTCTGGCTTGCCTTTGATAAGAAGTTGGGAAAGCAAAAGACCTTCTTCTCTCTTATATTCACTTTCTCTAGTTTCTTGACTATTACTCACTCCAGAAGCAAAAAATAGCTTATCTTTTTTATCTTTTAAAACACTAGCAATATCGCCATCACCGATAATCATTTAACTTGAAAAAGAACCAATTAGGATTCCAATCGTCACGATGACCAAGCGTCTTATCCCACGGAGTTATATGCCGCCTAATGCGATGTTTATCCGTATATTCATCTAATGCCTTAACAACACCATCATTTCCAGAAGGAAATACATAATAATCATCCCCTGATACAATTCCGCCTATCTTAACCTTCTTAGTCCATTCTTCTATATCTTCTTTTACATAATCGTAACTATGATTAGCATCTATATAAACAAAATCTAAAGAACCATCTGGAATAGTTTTAACTATATCCATGCTAGTTCCTTTAACTAATTTCGTATTATATGGTGCTAAAAGTTCAACTGCTTTATCATAAAGCGGTTCAGTCTTACCAGTCCAATAATCAACACAAGTTAATTTTAAATCTGGTATCGCTTCACATAAAACCTTTGAATAATAACCTTTATGTACTCCTACTTCGACACCAACTTTAAATCCTAACTCATTAAGATAAACCGCAAAATCTAATCGGTTCTTTACTTGACGTTCTTTATTCTTGTCAAAAGGAATTACTTTCTTCCAATCTTCCGGCCAAGTAGGTACTGGCCAGAACTTTTCAAGAAACCAATCCCAATCATTTACTCGCTTATCCCATCTATTATTTACCCAAAAATCTACACAAAATACTCTACCTCTTTCATTGTGCCTGCCATGCTTTTCATACTGTGCAGTATTAAATCCATATCCTTTACCACGCTTACCTTTATGCATATGCGCGTACCAAGTCTTTTTATTAACCATTACCTTACCACCAGAAAACCACGCTTTATTCCCTACTTCCTGTGGTTCTTGAGTAAATGTTCCATATGTATCACTATTTAATGGTGCAATTGTAGAATCCCAATAGGCTTTCTTCATAAAATAACAAGAACCTTGAAATGACATTGTTTCGTCTATTAGGATATCTTTTCTATCAAAATGTCTTTGTTTCCATTCTGCTCCATGTAATCCGCAAGTAGTATCGCGAGGTCGCTCATATGGATATGCTATATATGCATAATCAATTGGCGGTCTTTTATCTTCGGCAAGTTTCCATTCATCAGCATCTAACCTGTAACGGCGCGGAATTACTATCCAGTTATCTTCCATATCTGCTTTTAACTTCTTATCAAAGCCTTGATCCATCATAATATGTTCATCTATCTTCATTACATATTCACCTTTTGCAATCGCCATACCAGTATTCACGCCTTCTCTAAGACCTAAATTATCAGTCCAAATACCATGATGGACTATAGCTACTCTTTTATCGTCTTTAAGTTGAGGATCTGGCCAGTAACCATCAAGTACAACAATAACTTCTACTTCTTCTTCAGCTTTTGCCAATACATCATCTATAGTTTTTTGAAGGTATGGTTGCCCATTTCTTGAGGGAATAATGACACTAAGCAGATTATCTACCATATATTTTACTCTTTTCTATTAATGCATTTGTTAATCTAGGATTAAGATTATTTCTTTCAGCCCATGCACTCCAAGCTGGTACATCCTTTTTTAAACACTTTGAATTGTGAAACCCTCTTTTTTCGGGGTATATCATAGTAAACCATAAATTGAATCGCGGATCATCCCCATAAACAGCATCTCTTATTGTATAATAGTCTATCTGTGCTAACTCACAAGCATCATAAAGTTCCTGCATTTGCATCATTTTAAATGCAATTGCTCTATTCTCTGTTAGCTTTATTACTTCTGCTTCCTCTAAAGTAACCTGCCGGATCTTAATGTTGGCATTGTAGACTGTGGTATATAGATCAATCGCCTTTTTCCTGTTCCACGATGAACCACCAAGTACCATAAAAGGAGTTTTAGCTTCATCAAGTAATGGATGGTTAGGAGTTTCACCTAAATATTCTGGCTGATATACAATTTGTTTATCCCAACCTGCTTCCCATTTATTACAATCGCCGGGATTAACTGTAGAGCGAATAATGATAAGAGGGCATTTAAGCCAATGTACTATATCTGCAACAATAGAAGTATCTAAATTACCTTCTTCACTTAAAGGAGTAGGCACACAAATAAAGGCAATATCTGCCTTGTTTACTTTTGCTTTTGTACCTTGAGTTTCTGTATATATATATGCTTCGGGGAATAATTTATGGACTGCTTTGCCTACCCATCCGTAGCCAATTATAGCAATATTCATTACTTAAATTATACACGAAACAAGAACTATGTAAACTTATACGTCAGGGAATGACGGGGATGGTGATTCAGAACTTGAAGCTGAAGCACTTGGTGAGATAGATGCACTTGGACTAGTACTTGCTGAAGCTGATGCACTTGGTGATTGTGATGCACTTGCGCTAGCTGATGGTGATAGTGATGCACTTGCGCTAGCTGATGGTGATAGTGATGCACTAGGCGAGATACTTGCTGATGGCGAGATACTAGCTGATGGTGATAATGATAGTGATGCGCTAGCTGATGGTGATACTGATGCGCTAGGTGAAATACTAGCACTAGGTGAAATACTAGCTGATGGCGATAATGATAGTGATGCGCTAGCTGATGGTGATACTGATGCGCTAGGTGAAATACTAGCGCTAGGTGAAATACTAGCTGATGGCGATAGTGAAGCTGATGCTGATGCTGATGGTGATATAGATGGTGATGCTGAACGACTTGCACTAGCAGATGGCGATAATGATGCTGAAAGATCAGTAGTTGTTGCTGATGTTATTAACTCAAAACTAGCTGAAGTATCAGATCCTACGTTAATAAAAACATTATTTCCGCTTTTATTTAATTTGTAGAAAACTGCACCTTTTCTAAACCCAGAATCTCCTGTAGGAAGTAAGTTACCTTCTGCTTCTAAAATATCATCACTATCATCATATCTAATAACAGCATTAGTTTGATAAGGAACACGTGCATCTAGATATGCCTGTTCAGCAGTAGTACGATCAGCACTAGCAATAGCTAACAAGTCTGTTAGCTTATCTTGTGCCTGTTGCGACAATTGTGACTTTAACTTAAATACACTCATATTTTTCTCATCAAAAAAAGCCTATCTGTTTTACTATTCCTAAAATTTAATCAAAACTTTAGGCTTTATTAAAACTTTAGGCTTTAATATGACGTTCTATATTATTTAGTTTTATGCAAATGTCCAGAAACCTTCTGTGGCAAAATGCCTTCGGGAATCTGTGACTTTTGCGCCGTATACAAATAGATCCTTGTATGCTGAACCGAAGTTACCGATAAGATCTTCGATACCTACGTCAAGCATCTTCTCTGCAAATGTACACCAATTTGGATGACCTGCTAATACTCTAAAGCCATCTGTGTTATCTCCTGTTAGTCTATTACTCTTAAATACTTTGAATCCTTGTAACATTGTGATAAATCCTTTTTTAACTAACTCTTGGTAAACATCAGGTACGTGCAAGGTAATACCGGATGCACGAACTAAGGTATTCTCAAAATTAGGCGGTACAATCAACCATCTGTCTGAATCAGGTACAGTTGATTTTGTATTAGCTTCTGCTTCATCTAGCTTCTGTTTAAGATTAGCTACATTCTGTAAAAGGTTTGCTGTAGTAATTGATAGAGCAGTATTAGCTTCAACTGTGTAAGTTGCACCTGCTCCAATTGCTCCACCTGTGTAAGCGGAAGTTACGTCATCAAGATCATCTTCAATTACTATTGAAGTTGCATTGGTGAATGTCTTTATTCTGTACCATGAAGAATGTCCGGTTGCCTTGAATCCTCTACCAACCATCGCGGAAGTAAAGGTAGTTCCATTACCAGTTACTGCACCTGTAGTTACATCTACTGTAACTGTTCCAGTTGTATAATCAGTTCCAACTCTGTTACCAGAAGCTACATCGGGATATAGTCCAAATACAAATGAATCTACATTCTTAGATCTTTCATCTGCCTTTTGAGATACAACTGTTGAATGTGGATTTTTAATGTAAGAAAGCCATCTGTCAATGGTTCTCTCTTTCCAGTAAAATGCTTTATATTGATCTATGATAAGTTGAGCGTTGTTTTCTTCCAGACTATCTACTGTCATATTCTGACCGATAGTAGGATCGTATGTTTTCTCTGCGATTCTTGCGAAGTTAAGGATGTTTAATTTAGAACCTACGCCGTTAATTTCACCTTCGTAATCTCTATTGACTATTGCGTCAACTAAGTTACGATCATAAAACTCTTTTAAGAGCCTTTGACTAAATCCTTCTGCTAATTTTGTGCTATATGCTGATGCCATGTTGGTTTAGTTATTTTAAACTTTACCAGTCCGGCGAGGGGTTAGGAAGTTATCTAGTATTAATCTTAAACAGATAAAATAACTTTTGTCAAGTATTAGAAATCTGGAGGTTCTATTTTTCCGGTTTTTAATTTCTCAATATACCTATCATAATTAGTTTCTTTAAGAGCAGTTGCTTCTTCAAAAGAGATCTTATCACTCTTTGGTTTTGACTTCTCGTTAAGTCCGCTAGATCCTTTCTCAAACATCTTTTTTCTACTTTTAACGGCTTTAGTTTTTGTAATATCAAAAGAAAATGCTGATACTAAATCTTCAAAATCTACACCTTGTCTAGTCGGTTTTGTTGCAAATATTTTAAATTCTTCTGTCTGCCCTTCAAGTTGCGGATTATCGGTTAAAGTCTTAGGATCATCTAAATATTTTTCGACCTTTTCAGTCCATACATCTATATTTCTAATTTCTTTGGTAATATTATCAAGGGCTTCAAAACGCTTTGAACTTCTTAAATTATCTCTAGCAAGTTTCTTTTCAGTTTCACTCATTACATCCCATTCGCTATATTCGTTTTTAAGTTCTTCTTCTGTGGGATCTTTTGCCTTTTGAGATTCTTCTAAGGCTTCGGTGACTTTTCTATTCTTAGCACTAAGGATTTGGGCTTCTTTAGTGGATTCTACATATCGCTTTTTGTAATCTGGCGATGGAGCAACTTCTTCTTCTTCAGGTTCTTCATCTCCTGTATCGTTCTGCTTCTCATCTTGCGTATCATCTTCTTCTCCTTCGCTATCATCCTCTGATGCTTTATCTTCTTCTTCAGGTTCAGGAGTATCTTTTTTAGAAGTTTCATCAGGTTTTTGTGCTTCTAGTGATTCATCATTTGGATCAGGCGCGTTTGGATCTAATTTTTCAAGATCTTTGGCGGCATTATCAATATTTTCATCTAATTGTTGTTGTGTGGGTTTTGTGTGCTTAGGCATATTACCAGTCCAGTAAAGGGTTAGGTTTGCTAATTATTATTATTTATTATCTTCTTTAGCAAAGGCTTCTTGATCTTTTTTAGCAACATACAATGGGCCATCTGCTGTTCTAATAGTTTCATCTAACTGATCTTTTGTTCTACCTTTTACAGGATAACCATGTTTGGCGGATTCTGCTCTTAAATCTTTAATTGGAGTTTCTACTGCTTTTTCTTTACTTTGATCTACTTTAATAGCAAGCACCTTACTATATGCACCTTTTTGTTTTGCATTAAGGTAAGAACGTCTAGCTTGAAGGATAAGTATTTCATTATCATTAAGTTCGTCAATCGGTTTGGCGACTATTTCATCAAATTTGGCTTTGGCTAGTTCATCCATTAATATAAGAGTAAATGATTAAAGTATCTAGTGTCAAGTTACTTCTTTTACTTTCTTCTTTTTTTTCTTCTTTTGTACAATTTTACTTCCATACTTACCAGACCACTTTTTAGCTAGTTCAGGTTTGTTCTTAAACATCCATTTTCTTTGTCTTTCTGATCTAAATGGCATGTTACTTTTGATTACTTACAAGTCCTGCTACTGCTCTGTCTAATGCTTCCTGCGCTTTTTCGGGTTTAGTCAAAAATGCTTCTATCAATTTATAGTTTCTTAGTCTAGCTTTTAAAAATATATCCTGTTTTGTACCATTATCTGTTTTACAAAGTTCTTCTTCTACGCTATCGCGCATAGAGGAAATATAATTCTTGACGCTCTCAACACTAATTTGATTCTTACTTAGCGCTTCTTGCCAAGTATTAAGCTGTTCACGTTCAAGTGAATTAAGATCGTCATATTTTAGTCCAACTTTTTCTAAAACCTTATCAACTAGACTCATATTGTCGGTCGTTGCTGTGGCACGTTAGTTGGCGGCGGAGGAGGAGCATTTGGGCTAACTGATCTTGGGTTGCCCTTACCCGGAGCATCTTCATCTTCCTCTAATTCTTCAGGCACTATGCCTTTATCTAAAGCATCCATTATAGCTTCTTTTTTCTGTTCTTCATATTGCATTATCTCATTAATGTCATCCGGTGGCAAACCAGCAAATTCGAGTAATTTCCTTTGATATACTTCACGAAGTTTAGGATTATCAGGCATATTGTTCATCGCGGCGTTTAATTTCTCAAGTGATTGAGTATCTTGTTCTAATTTCTCATCTTGCGCCCATACCTTTACCCTGTAACCTTTTTTAGTTGTCCAATCTTTAGCAGATATCTCTCTGGTAAATACATTGGTACTATTTCTTCCCTGCTTATGGATAGTAATTGGATCAAGTTCACCTGCACCTGCTTCAACCATCTTCATAAATAGTAATCCGCGATCTTTCCATGCCGGAGTATAGAACTTGCTCATACCCTTTATACGCTCTTTGGCTTCACCTAACGCCAGTTGTACTTCACCTAGTGTTATCTGTCTTTGTGTTTGAACTCCTTGCTGTGTGGCTGTAGCGCCCGATGCTTTATCAATTGTATTCAAAAGAAAGTCCATTTCATCTAATGATTCAGATAAATCAGGAATTTCTACTCTTTGAATAATATCTTTAGGGTTTCCGGGAACTCCATACCATCCCCACGGCACGGGTTGGAAAGTATTTGGCTCAAATCCTTCAGTTGTTGAATCATAATACTGCATACCGAAGTTTCTAAGGGTTCTGTTTTCTACCATCTGGGAAAACCAAGAATTAATAACCTTGTTTGGAGTTCTAACAATGTCACCAACACCATCAGACCAGAAATCTTGACGTTCTACATCATCTGCCCAAGTATTATAGGGTAAATGGTTTCTCCAGAAGTTATCTTCGGTAGTTCCGATGACTTCTTCAAGCGGTTTTTTCATTAAAATTTCCATATCCTCGGCTTCTACATATAGATATAGTTGTTCATCCTCATCTTTTTCTTCTCTATAGACAAAATGCATCGCCAGTTCTACATAAGTTTCTCCAAGAACCGGATCATAAACATCCATAACACCTATATCAGACAATTTCTTATTCTTATCCTCTAACATCTGTCTGTTATCGCTGGCTTTTATGATTCCTTCTTCGCTCTGATACCATTTCTTCATCCTTTTTATCTTGGTTTGGTCGTAATCAGGGTTTCTTTCAAGAACTGCAAGCGGTACAAAAATATGGGAATGGATTAAAAACCTAGAAGAATGGATATTAAACGGATCGCAGTATCTATCTACCAATATATCCATCGGATCTACTACTTCCATGTTTACTTTGCCGTCAATTATCTGCATCTGCATAAAAGATCTACCAAACAAGAAAACTTGGCGCTTATCTACAATATCTTGAAGATCCATTTTGTTCTGTGAGATAGTCCATTTCCAGTATTCGTTTTTTAAAATCTCGGCTTCTTTATCATTGTCCAAATTCTCGAAGAAAAGAACTGGCATATCGTCAACATCCTTTAATAAAGTACGAACAGTCTGCTTCATTATCGGAAGATTTACACTTTGACGTTGAGTTAAGCGGTTTATAGTTACTTTATCGCGGTAGAGTTCGTAATTCTCATCCCAATCTTTATGGCGGCGCAATCTATATTCATAACCCGAACTCTTGTTATTTCTAAGCATAGTAAGTTCAGGATCTTCTCGCTTCATTTCTGGCATTTTCTTTGGCATATTAATAGATTAAAGTATTAAAGTATCTTAACGCAACTATCCGGGCAACCCTTCATAAAAAGGTTTGATTCCCCCTGTTTCAGTTGACATTCTAAATTTCCTATGTTGAAAACTGTTAACTCCATAACGAATAGCATCCATAAAGTGATCCCAACCACTTTCGGGCTTATTTATAATTTTACCATCTCTATCTGTATCCCATAAGTAATTCCGGTATTCTTTTAAAAGATTAGTACTATTTTTAGTAACCGATATCTTTTGATCTTGTACATATTGTATACCATGAATAACACTATCTTTACCTTTTGGAGCGCCTAGAATATTAACTCCATAACTCTTTATCTCATCAATACTCTTGGGTTCTGCACTATCCGCCATTACCAAAACCTTACGATCTTCATCAGTATTATTAATAAAGTCGGCTATTTCCCTGTTACTCATCCCTTTTCTATACACTCTCTCATCTAAAATAAAACCACCATCCATATAATATATATCAACTAAAGCCAGCGGATCGTTAGTATAGCCAAAATCCAATCCTCTGCGCTCTAAACGCGCTTCATGCGGTATCCTATCTACCTGCTCCCAATTAACATAGATCCTTCCTTCTGCTTCTCCAAGCTGTCCAAGTCCATAAACTAACCACCAGTTCCTTTTATGCTTCCTACTCTCAATACTTTCAATAATCTTCTTATCCAGCGCTTCATTATCCTTATACGTTAAGGTCATAAAATCCACGTCTTGATGTGGCATTACTTGGTCATACCACCAAAACTCACTAACCGGATTCCAATCTAACCATATAATATCTTTAGTTCTAACTTCCAACTGGTCATAAGTTTCATACGATATATTATTTGCTTCATTAATAAAGAGGATATCTCTACGTGGCCCTCTAACTTTCCCTGTCTGATCTGCACTAAAAAACTCTAACTTACTACCATTTTTAAAACTATATATACCAAAAGTCCTATCCCAACTCTTATCATCATAATACTTATGCTCCATCATAATATTTATAAAATCTCTTATTGCTCCTCTTTTAAGATGTGGGTAAGTTTCTGATACTACACTTGCTAAAATATTACTATTGCTTTGGCAATAGTCAATTAACCATAACAATATAGATATTGTCTTACTGGCACTTGTTCCACCAGCAATACCGCGAATACGCTTTTTAAGATTTAATAGTTTCTTAGTGGCGGTAGTGGCTTTATACATTATTTTCTTTTAGGTTTTGTACTTTTCGTATATCCTCTTTTTGAATGTCGCAATTTAAAGAGATCGAATCTTCTTCTTTTCCTATTCTGTAAATTCATAATATATTATTTCACAGTATAAAATTCAGACGCTGGTATACCCCTCCCAACTTCTTCGCGCGAAAAGTGACTTCCTCGCTCGCTTGCCTGCCGTGTCACTAGCGCTATATGCCGTATATGGCCTATATACGCTATATGCCTTACCCCCCTATATAAGCCCAGCACCTCTATATGCCTTTATATGGTAAAGCATGCTTTTTCTGCGCCGGGCGGTGAGAGATTGTGCATTTTAGGCACGTATTTCTTGTTTGCTTGTTTTCTTAGTGTCACCATCATCAGGCGTGGCGTTGTTGATGGTAGCGCCACCGAGGATAGCAATCACCTTGTCACCGGATATAGAGATCCCGGCATCTTGTTTTCCTTTAATGCGGTATGCCATCTCAATTGCCTTTAGACGGGTTTGATGGTCAACAACTGTGTAGTCCGGTTCAGTCATCGATGTTACGACTTTAGTTGCCTTTAGCGCTTCTTTATGCACCTTTAACAGCTTCTTGTCCGGTAAATGCTTGTCAAGTAGTTCACGCCAACCTCTTGACTTGGTTAGCTTTTGGGGATTGTGTGCCGTAGAGAGAGAGTAACCAGCCTTGACCATCGCTTTGCTTACGCTCACTCCACCCTTTTTCACCACTTCTTTTAGTACCTTTTTCTGTCGTATTGTTGCCATTATCAACCAATTATACTACTTTTTGATTGTTTTGAATCATTACATCATTACATCACTACACCTAATAATACCATCTAGGCACGAATTAGCCTTGATGGTTGGGTCATCTTTTCTATTTAAAGGCGTTAGGATGGCGCTGACAGATAGAATGTTGTTAAATGTCAGGAAACTCTCCGGAGTTGTACATAATAAGTACTATTACTAATAATATATGCTCTGCGGATGTATCCTTTCTTGAGTAGTGAGTTTAATGCATTTACTGTTGTGAAGTCCTTAATACCATTTGTTGTCATCTTCTCCACTATCTTCTTTTGAGGTACAGGGGATTTCTCGGAGCGTACCCACCAATCTATATAATCCATAATATCAGTTTGGAGTTTGTTGATATCAGATAGATTTACGTATACTGTTGGCATACATGAGGTACATCTATTGTACTACTTCCCAATCTACTGCATCTAGGTCACCTTCTGCAACTGTCCAACCATAGTTCTTTCCATCCTTAATTACAGATAGTAGGCCATGCTTGAGTGTGCCAAATATCTCTTTATCATTCCATGATGTTCTTCTAACATGTT